TTAAAAGGTTAGAGCATGACTTACGAAAGCAGAGGGCGCAAAGACGTATGGCGACAGCTAGTTTGGTTGCAATGGCTTCTTTTACTGTTGCAATGTTCTTGGTCGATCTCGAGAGAGTTAAAGCACTTTCCGATATTAGTAATCTTTTTTACATCACTGGTGGTGGTATTGTTGCTGCTTACATGGGGGCATCAGCTATAATGAATAGAAATGGTAAATAAATGGCAAAAAAAGATCCAAAGGTTGGCACAGGCAAAAAGCCTAAAGGTTCTGGAAGAAGACTCTACACTGACGAAAATCCAAAAGATACTGTTAGGATTAAGTATGCAACTGTTGCTGATGCTCGTGCAACAGCTAGAAAAGTTAAGAATGTTAATAAGCCTTTTGCTAGAAAAATTCAAATCCTTACTGTCATGGAGCAAAGGGCTAAAGTTTCTGGTAAAACAGAACAAGCAGCAATTGCAAAAAGAGCAAAAGAAGCATTACGCAAGCAAAGGAAAAGATGACTAGTGTAAAAAGATATTTATTGGTATAGTTAGTAATGGCATTAAAGAAATCACAAAGGAGTTTAAAAGCGTGGGGTAAGCAGAAGTGGCGAACCAAAAGTGGTAAACCTAGTACACAGGGGCCAAAAGCTACAGGCGAGCGTTATTTACCTTCCGCGGCAATTAAGGCTCTTTCGCCCTCTGAATACGCCGCCACTACGGCTAAAAAGCGAAAAGCAACTAGAAAAGGAAAACAAGTGGCTAAACAACCCAAAAAGATTGCTAAAAAAACGGCAAAATTTAGAAAATATACGTAAGTTAACGGAGAAACTAGAATATGGCAGTAGTAGTACCTGATTTACCTGATTTGTTTGAAGAGGCTTATTCAAGAGCAGGGTTAGAGCTAAGAACAGGAAATGACCTTAGAAATGCTAGACGTAGTTTTAATTTATTAACTATGGAGTGGCAAAACAGAGGGTTAAATCTTTGGACAATATCATCTGGAACTTTGTCTTTATCTTCAGGCACAGCAACGTATACTATGCCAACAGATACTGTAGATTTACTAGAGCATCAAATAAGGACAGGAACAGGAACAAGTCAAGTAGATACAAATCTAACAAGGGTTAGTGTTTCAACTTACGCACAACAATCATCAAAGAATACGCAGGGAAAGCCTACACAGATATTTGTTCAAAGGTTAGCTGGTTCTGTAACAGTTACAATGTGGCCCGTGCCAGATAGCGCAGATACATACACATTATCTTTTTTTAGAATAGTTGGAATAGATGGTATATCATCAGGAATAGAAGGAACAACAACATCATTTGTTCCTCCTAGATTTGCTCCTTGTTTAGTATCTGGCCTTGCTTATTATATAGCTATGAAAAGACCAGAAGTAGCTAATAGAGTAGCGCCATTAAAACAAGAATATGAATTTCAATTTGAACTAGCGGCAGGAGAAGACTCAGATAGTTCTTCTGCTAGATTTGTTCCTTACAACACTTTTTATGGAGGTTAATAAAATGAACAAAACTTTACGTAAAGAAATGAAAGTAAAAAAAATGAAAGATGGAAAATCTGTGAAAACAGGTAGTGATTTTTTATCACAAGCGAAAGAGAAAATTAGTGGATTGATAAAACCTACTGGTAAAAAAATACCAAAAAGAAATTTTGCAGAGGATCTAACTAAAGTTATAGGAATGACACCAGCTGGTTTTATAAGGAAAAAGGCTGCAAGTCTTATTTCTAAAGTTCCTGTAGTTAAACAAGGTATTAAAAAAATTACAAGTAAATCACGTTCACTTATCAAGCCATCGTCAGGCTCTGGGGGTAATAGAACTCGTGTGCCTGATGTTATAAAGGGAACTAGATCAAATAAAACAAATGTGCCTGCATTAAGAAAGCCAACTCAAATTAAAAAAAGAAGCACTGCTGTTGTACCAAAACCAAGGGTTACAGCACTACCAAAACCAAGGCCTAACAGATTAGGTCAGGCATCTAGAAGAGCTGCTTTGCTTACCGGTACATCACAATTGATAAAACCAAAGACAGGAACGGCTAAACCTAAAACTATGCCTCCAGTCCCTAAACCAAGACCACCAAAAGTAGAAAAACCTAAGACTCCAAAAGTTGAAAAAAAGACTTTACCTAAAGTTGTTAAGAAAAAAAGAAGTAATATTGTAGGCTCTTCAAGCTATGATGCACAGTTTACTTACGACAAACTTAAAGAAAAAGGTGGTAAGAAATTTGCAAAAGGCAGAATGTCTAAAGAAAACTTTGCAAAGGTTAAGAAAATGTCTTCTGGTAAACTTGTTGGTGGACAAAAAAGATTAGATGTAAATAATGATGGAAAAATCTCCGGTCAAGACTTTAAGGTGTTAAGATCTTCTAAAGGAATGAAAGGTGGTGGAAAGGTCATTAAAATGCGTGGCGGAGGTGCTGCGACAAAAGGTATGAACTTTAATAGAGGATACTGATTGTCAAAGTTAATTTGTAATCTTCCTGCTGAAGATGTGTGGGTAAGAAAAGAGTATTTAAGAGATGGTCAAGATGGTCATGGTGAATTTGTTAAAGGAATTTGGATTTCTTGTAAATCAATACCGGGTAGGGCTTTTTATTTTGAAACATATTTACCTGAATATGGTGCGTTATTTGATAAACTGCCTATCAGTGCATTTTGTTCAAGACCAAAAACACCAAAGCCAGACCTTGATTTATATAACCTTCAGTTTTGGAATTGTATGGACTACAATGTTACATGTATACAAAAGCAATTTATTGGTTCTATGACATACGAAGCGTACACAAGAGATGCCGGTAAAATAAAAGGAAGCTATATAGCAACTTTGGATAATTATCATGGCGATATAGATACAGTGGATTTTAGCACAAGCGAAACTCCACAAGAGCATAAATCTCATAATTTGTTAGAGTTGGAAAATGGACAATATTGTTTGTATCCCAATAATAGAATGAGAGTTTATGATAATAGCCTAACACCAGAAAATCCAAAGACTCCAGATTTTTTAGTTAGCACAAAGTATTATCAAGTTGAAAATAATGCTAATCTTGAAAGATATGGAGATAGCTCAGAATATTTTTATAAATCAAAGAAAGAAAAGTAATGGGATATTCAGCAGGTAAATACGCTTACGGAATATGTGATAAGACTGGTTTTAGATATCCAATAAAAGAGTTAGTATTTGAAATGAGAAATGGAGTTAGAACAGGCTTAAAAGTAGGGTATGATGTTGTTGACCCAGATCATCCTCAAAATTTTCTTGGCAAGTTTAAGGTAGATGATAGTCAATCTTTATTAGATGCAAGACCGGATAGAACAGAGCCGGAAGCTGAAAGATTATTAAATCCAAATCCTTATACACATTCTGGATCTGGGGTTATTACTGTAACAGAAACAAATCACGGGAGAACTACAGGGGACACAGTTAGATTTAGAAACTCATTAGGCGTTGGAAGTCTTATAACACAAAGTGCTATGGAGCTTTCAACAGGTTACTCCATAACAGTTTTAACTGCTGATACTTATAAATTTACAATACCAGATATTTCTACCGCAGCCGAATCTGTTAATTATGCTGTTACTGTGGTTGGTGGCAATCCAAGTGATCATCCAAGTTATAATGTTGGATCTTCTAATAAATATGCTATTGATGGTAGTACAGCAACAGCAAATGTTCAGTTAACATTTAAAGTTGGAAGCACATATAGGTTTACATTAAGCTCAAGTGATATGTCTTCACATCCATTAAGACTTTATCTTGACGCAGACAAAACTACACAATATACAACAGGTGTGACATCTACATCGACTTATACTGAAATAACGGTTGCATCAGGCGCTCCATCTACGTTATTTTATCAATGTAGTATTCATGGAAATATGGGTGCAAGAATAACAGTTACAGATGTAGATGCAGGATTGAATACAGATTTTGGAGGGTCTACTGCATCATCAGGCCCGGTTACATTGGAGAGCTAAATGAGTTTTACATTTGCACAATTAAAGACAGCAATACAAGATTATGTAGATAATTCAGAAACTACTTTTGTAAATCATCTATCTGATTTTATAAAAGCATCAGAAGAAAGAATATTTAAATCTGTAGATTTAGAGTTTTTTAGAAAAAATGTTACATCTGCAATGACATCTTCTGATAAGTTTGTGTCAATACCAAGTGACTATTTATCTTCATTTTCTTTGCAAATAACCACTGCTGGTTCAGAAAGTTTTCTTTTGCAAAAAGATGTAAACTTTTTACAAGAAGCCTTTGATGGGTCTACATCAACAGGTTTACCTAGATATTATGCTGTTTTTGATATAAATAATTTTATTGTAGCACCAACACCAAATAGTAATTATGCAATAGAGCTTCATTATTATTATAGACCTACAAGTTTAACAGCAGGTTTAGATAGTGGAACAACATGGTTAAGTACAAATGCACCTTTTGCTTTACTTTACGGATCGCTTGTAGAAGCGTATACTTATATGAAAGGTGAACCTGATATTATGCAACAATATGAAAAAAGATTTAATGACCAATTAGTTAGGCTAAAAGATTTAGCCGAAGCAAGAGAAAATTCTGATGCATATTCAGAAGGATTGCCAAGAGCAGTTAGAACTTAGAGAAGGAGTAAAAAATGGCAACAGCAAACGCAGCAACCAATTATCTTGAGAGAAGATTATTACATTATATTTTTAAAAATAATTCTCTCAGTTTTGCAAGTCCGGGAAACAGTATTTATGTGGGATTGGCAACTGCCGTATCCGCAGCAGAAACTGGGTCTCTAACAGAAGCAACATTTACAAACTATGCTAGACAGCAAGTTGCAGCAGCCGATTGGACAACAATAGGAGCTGACTCAACAGACACACAAACAGCTAAAAACACAAATGCTATTAGCTTTCCAGCATCAGGTGGGACAAATAATACTATTACTCATGTGTTTATTGCAGATGCATCTAGTAGTGGTAACATATTGTTTGTAGGCGCTTTAGACGCATCTAAGACAATTGAGTCGGGAGACATATTTAGAATTAATGCTACAAACTTAACTATTGAGCTTAAGTAATGGCTTTTGTTCTATCAGATAGGATAAAAGAGACAACAACCACAACTAGCACTGGAACGTATACGTTAGGTGGTGCAGTATCTGGTTTTGAAACTTTTACCGCTAATTTAAGTAATGGTGATACAACCTATTATTGTTGTACTGATGGAACTGATTTTGAGGTAGGGTTAGGTACTTTTGCTTCTTCTGGTACTACCCTTGCCCGTACAACTATTATATCAAGTTCAAACTCCAATAATGCTGTAAATTGGAGTTCTGGCTCAAGAGATATATTTTGTACATTGCCGGGATCTAAAGTTCTTTCTTTGGATGGTAGTGGTGATCTTACATTAGTTGGTGCTAATGGTAATCTAGTATTTGATAAATCGGCAGATGTTCTAAAGTTAGGTGACGATTTAAATCTACTTTTTGGTGATGATAATGACTTAAGAATATTTCAATCATCAGGCTCAGGTGTAATAAGAAATCAAACAGATGGTCGTATATACATACAATCAGATAATACAGTTGATGGTGTTATAATAACAAAAGAGTTAGCCAGTGAAACAATGGCTAAGTTTAGAGCAGATGGACCAGTAGAGCTTTATCACAACAATGTCAAAAAGTTAGAAACTGAATCTACTGGTGTAAAGGTAACTGGTAATCTTGAAGCTGAAGATGGGTATATTGGATTTGGAGATATTAGTGCTGATAACTGGGGTAAATTAGAATTTTTAGGTACTGATCCTAATGGGTTCAGTTCACAATTTGATAATGCAGTTGCTATCGTCAATGAGCAAGGTAGTACAAATCAAAGAATCTTTGTCTTTGATACTAGTCTTGATAATTCTGGTGATTTGTTTGGTGTATCTGCTCAAGGTCAGGCAGTTTTTTCTGTTTTAGGTACTGGTAATTTAAAATTTAAAAGACCTAATGGGAATACAACACATGATATAACACTGGCTTGTCCAACACCTTCTGCTGCTAGAACAGTTACATTGCCAGATGCAACTGGTACAGTAGCTCTTACAAGTGATATCACTGTTACTGCAAGTTCAACTACAACATTTACAAATAAAACACTAACTACCCCAGTTATAAATGGTTTTAGTGGTACAGGAGACGGCAGTATAACAGGTGACTTAACACTTACATCTACAGATGCAGGTAATACAGATGGACCTATCTTAAATTTTACACGAAATAGTGCATCTCCTGCTGTTAACGACATTCTTGGTAGTGTACGTTTTCTTGGCAAAAATGATGCAGACCAAGATGTAACTTATGCTGAAATCGATAGTATTATCTTTGATGAAACAGATGGCACAGAGAATGGTGCATTGCGTTTTACTATACCTAACAATGGCACTCAAACTGTATACCAAACACTTGGTGATAATAAGACTCTGTTTAATCAAAAGGCTGTGTTTATTGATAACATAGAAGCAAAGTTTGGCACTGGTAGTGATGGCGAGATTAAACACACTGGTTCTAATTTTCAAATGCAAAACACTACTGGAGATTTACAATTTTCAAATTTTGCTAATGATAAAGATGTAGATATTAGAACAGATGATGGAAGTGGCAGTACAGCACTTTATTTTAAAGCAGATGGTTCAACTGGTGAAGCACTTCTATATCATTATGGAACAGAAAAAATTAAAACCACATCTGATGGTGCAACAGTTACTGGTGATTTAGAAATTTTATCCACAGACGCAGGTGCATCTGAAGATCCTAATTTGGTCTTATATAGAAATAGTAGCAGTCCAGCAGATAATGATCTAATTGGTACAATACAATTTAAAGGCAGAAATGATAACTCACAAGATGTAATTTATGGTGAAATACAGTCAGCAATACAAGATGCCTCAGACGGAACAGAAGAAAGTTCATTATCTATGCAAGTTCGTAAAGATGGTTCTGCAACAACATTTGTTCAATTATCAGGCTCATCAGGCAGAGTTAATATACAACAAGAATTATTTTTAACAACTGGTGTTAAGATAAAATTTGAAGGTGACACTTCTAATGCAAATGAAACAACTTTTAAAGTAGCAGATCCATCACAAGATAATACAATCATATTACCTGATGCTAGTGGAACAGTATTAACAACAGGTAACTCAGATACACCATCAACCACAACATCAAGTAGTGATGCAGACTTTGTTTTAGTAGATGATGGTGGTACAATGAAAAAAATTACACCAGCAAATTTAGGGATAACCTCTGGTGGTGCATCAAAAGGTTTTGCCGTAGCAATGGCTATAGCGTTATAGGAGTAAAGAATGGCACAAGACTTTGAACGAAATACCTCAAACGCAGTTGGGACAAGTGCTGTAACATTAAGAACAGCAAACTCAGATGATGCCATAGTAGGAATAACAGTAGCTAACGTAACCACCTCACAAATAACTGTAGAAGTTTATATTAATGACGGTTCTAATGATATACATATTGTAAAAGACGCACCAATACCTGCTGGATCGAGTCTACAAGTTCTTGATGGTGGTGCTAAGATTGTCATGGTTAGTGGTGATGCGTTAAAGGTTAAG